CCAGCGTCCCCGGACCACAGAGCCCACGCGACTCGACCGGGTGACGGGTAGCCGTTCTCTCCTGGCTTGAAGCCCTCACCCTTCTTGTCGACCTCATGACGTGCCAGCCATGCCCGCATCTTCCGAGCCTTGTCTGGTGTGATGTCGTCGCCTGCTGCGATCTTGCGTGCCCATCGGACCGTGGCGGGGGTTAGACCGTCTCCGCTGTGTCCTTGAGCGTGCCACTCCAGCCCGCGCGCTGCTTCGAGCTGTGCGCCCTCTGGGGGGCTGAAGTCGATATCATCGTAGGCCGCGCGAGTCTTCATCAGTAATCTCGTGGGCTTCGAGCATCCGAGAAGGGCTCTCGGCGAGCGCTCTCTTCGTCTGCGCTCTCTCTGTCGATGAACTGGATCGCATTGCATCGGCAGTTCACGTCGAAGGATGGATCTCCGCTCGTGGCTGGGATTCGGATGGCTCCCGCCTCGGTCTGAAAGTCCTCGTCTGAATCTACGACCTGACCATCGAGAGCCATGTGCGAGTCTCTGACGAGGTCGTCTCCAGCAGTGTCCCACATCTTGTAGATCGTGAGGCCGATGTCTCTGCCCTCGTCCATCGCTGACTGTGCGGCGGAATTGCTCAGCCGTGTCGCCTCAGTGCGAGCTATCCGCATAGCGCGCGCCCTGTCGAAGACGTGGCTCGCCTCAAGGCGCTTTGCGATCTCCCGGATGGGGAGACCCTCTTCGAGACCCTTGCTGACGAGGGCTCGGATCTCCTTCGAGGTGTACGTGTTCACAAGCGTCGAGATGCGGCTGACCTCAGCGTCGGTCAGGTTCTTCTTGCGGACTGGATTCCACTCGACATCCTTCATTCGCTTACCGAGCTGCCTCTTCGCTATCTCGAAGCTTGAAGCGGCCACGGCTGTGACGACTGGACGGCTGGCCGCTGCGAGGGCTGCCGACTCCTCCATCTCGTCTAGGATCTCTTGGATCTCTTTCTCTGTGAGGCTTCGAGTCACGGCGCCCGACATAGCCTTCCGGCCTACAGCCTCAAGCCTGCGAACCATGCGCCGCTTCTGACCAGAGAAGAACTCCGATATCATGCGCCGGAATGCTCTCTCGGCTGGACCGTGCAGCCTGCTGATGTACGAGCGCCAGACGGTCAAGCGCTCCTCTCTGGTCTCAGGTACGGGGTACTCATCAAGCGTTAGCTCTGGGTCATAATACCGTTCAAGCGCCTGAGCCCGAGTCACTACCTCGTCCCCCACCAGGGCGCCGACAGAGCGTGTGGCTTGATCCTCCACCTCATCAGAATCCGCCCCGTCATCGTCAGAGCTGAATCCGAAGTCCTCCCCCTCTGGCAGGTCTGCGAAACCCTCATAGGCCGCAGCGTCCGCCAACCCAAGACCCATATCCCACCACATCTTGACCCGTGCGACTCGCTCGTTTCGGGTCTCCTGCAATGCCTCGACAGCGCTGAAGTCGTGCTCTATCCGCACACCCTCAGAGTTAGGGAAGAGCTGCGCCAGTCGGCTGTATTCGACATCAATGAAGGCAGCCCGCGACTGTAGACTGCTCCAGTATATACGGCTTTGTTCCCTGGCTGTCGCGTAGTTCGCAGAGGGTAGCCCGACCCGTGTGGGTGGTACGCCGAAGACGGCCAGCGTGCTCTCTCGTGTTAGCTGTCGCTGCTGAATGAATTCGAGGTCTCTGGGCGTCATCGACAGCGAGTCGAACTTGGCCGCGCCGCCGAGAATCAGGAGGCCGCTCTGCCCTTTGAGCTGTGACGAGTAGGCGGCTCGGATGCGTGAGATCTGCTCCTTGCTCCACCTGTCACCGTCTTCTGTCGGCGAGATGATGCCGGACGGGCGGCCCGTCTTGGCTGTCTCTTCTGCGCTCTTGAGTGCGGCCAGCTCTGTTCGGAGGTCGTGATCGAGCGGCCTGATCGCGCCGGTGCCGAAGAGGTTGCTAGGGTCATCTTCCCACGACGGAGAGCGGACGTGCATCACCTCTTCCCACTGATAGCCCTTGCTCCCGTTGCCTGAGTCATAGAGATACTCGCTTGGCTGTCCGTCGCTCCAGGGCTTGACTGTGACTCTCTGAGGGATCATCCGAAGCAGGGCCATCGGCTCACCCTCTCCGGCGATCAAGGCATACGCATCGCCTGTCAAGACGTAGTCCACGATCTGCTGCTTCCTGAACAGCTGCGACGATACGCGCGTGCTGGGCGCTGCGAGCAGGTCAAGCGCTGGATGAGAGTCAAGCCTCTCAGCGTCCTCACCGTGGCCCCTGACGGCTACCAGAGGCAAGCCAGAGAGGTCGCTACTGATAGCGTCCATACAGGCGTACACGTAGGGGAAAGCCGCATAGGCGGACAGGGCATCACCCTTCGGATACATCGGCGCGGCTGCCTGCGCTGCGGCATAGTCCGCACCCGCTACGAACTCAACCTCTCCCGAAGGGAGGAGGCCTATCGACTTCAGCACTCGCGCGAGGAGTGTGGGTCGCACCACAATTGATTCATCCGACATGGTCGGACCGTATCAGAATCGGCACGATCTGTCCCGTATATTTATCGACACGGACGAGGGGCGCCCCCTTGCGGGGGCTGGTGGTCGCTAGTTGTTATGCTGGCTCATGCCATGACCTAACGAACACCTCTGAGCGCAGCGGGCGACCTGTCTTCATGCTCGGCTCTTCGCAGTACGGTATAACCATCTCTGCGAGCACCCGCTCAAGCTCGGAGAGCGACCGAAGGACCGAGGCGTCCTCTTGCCCGGATAGCATCAGCTCGCCGTCCCAGATCTCGACGCCGATGACCATCGCATCACGGCTGCCAGGAATTCTCTGCCTAATCGTAACGCTCCAGCGGTTGGGCTCCATGTCCTCGCCATCGCTAAAGATGCGAATCCAGACGGCTCCGCAAATCAGGGTTTGAGTCCATCGATTGATATTCAACGCATTCATGGTGTCGCTCCTTGCCCCCTTGCGGGGGCTGGTGGTGGTTAGGCGGACTCTACAGACACAAGGCTGAAGTGAGTCTGTGGGTAGAACTTGCTGCAATAGTCTCTCGCCTTGTTTGCGGCGTCGATCTCGTTAGCTGCGATGACCGTCTTGGAGGCTCTGCGCCGCTTGGCGACATTCTCGCCTTTCGCGTTCCACTCTCGGTAGCAGTTCTCTCGAATGTAGCTCACCCGGTACTTGATGGGCTCGTTGACGGCGAGGTAGCCCTCCCAGTGAGCATTGAGCCGCGCTTCATCGGTGTGCTCTACGCTGAGGCTGTACTGACCGGTCCGGCCACCGGAGAAGATGTAGCTCTCGCCATCTGCGCTCACTCGAAGAATGCAGCCGTTCTGTGCTCTGTAGACCTTGCTCATGGTGTCGCTCCTTGCCCCCGTGGGGGCGGGTGTGTGGTTTGTTACCAAGTGCTGGCTTCTCCGACAGTGAGCCAGTCCTGGATGTCGCAGCCGATATCATCTGCTGAGTTAAATCCGTCTTTTTGGGCCAGTATATTTGCGATCTGACGAACGTAATCCTCGGCCCGCTCGGCTTCGTCTACGAAGTGAATAAACCTCATGGGAATATTTTCGTCCTGCTCTTGAGTCCAGCCCTTCGTCATATAGTCGTAATAGGCGTGCCAGATCCGAGGGTGACGCTTCTCCAGCTTCTCCAGCTTGGCTTTGAGGCTCTTCATTGTGTCTCTGTTTACTACCTTGTACATGTGTCGCTCCTTAGAGGCTGGAGGGTTTGCGTCCCGCCTCATGGATACACTGTAACCTGTGCACAAGTTATTGCTGAGAAATATATAGGGCAGAGAGGGCTAATCGCATTACTGCGCTCTAATATTATTTTGATCGTGTCTGATCGATCGGCATTTATTCGCGGCGCGCGCGTCTATCCGGCCTCAAACGTGGCGCGGTTGAGATGGTGCAGCAAATAGCGAAGCGCGTCCATGCAGTGATCGTCCCTCTTGAGGGGGCGCTCCTTCTGGTCTGCCTTGCTGCGGCGCGTGTCCCAGACGTAGCCCTCGATCTCTCTGATGACGTTGACACAGTTCGAGTGCACGACGAGGTGAGGCCTGCCCTCTGCGTCTGGTGCCAGCCTCTCAGCGACTGAGCTGATGCCGGCTCGAATCTCCTTCTTCGCCTTGACTGTCGGCATGTCGTGGTCTCTCGCCATCGAGATACGCGAGCCCCTGTCTTCTGGGTCTGCCACGATGACAGCCGGCTCCCCGTACTCGGAGAACATCTTGCGCAGCGCTGTGACGTGGCGTGATAGCGTCCACTCAGACTGTAGATGCTCGGCGATAATGTGCACCACGTCATCGGCAGGGTCGACCGCTGCGAGCAGAGCCGCAAACGGGTTGCGTACGCCGAAATCAATCCCACATAGTCGAGTGAAGTGCTCTGGTACCTCGAAGGGCTCGACGACGTGAAGCTCTCTGCTCCAGTCCTGATAGACGCGACCTTCCAGCTGCGTGAACTCACCACGGGCGCGGGCTGCCTTCTCATGGCTGCCATAGCTCGCCAGGATGATCTCAAGCTCATCGCGTGGGATGTGGGGATTGTCGGCGCCGTGGATCCACTTGCACAGGCTCCCGGGCTCTGGGTCCTTGACGAATCGATCCCAAATCCACGTCAGCCCTCGAAGGGGTGTCATAGTGATCAGGCACCGCCCCCGCTTATCCACGAGACGCATGCGGGCCTCATTGAAGACGGCCTCATCTTCTGGGTCCTCATCGAAGAGAGCCGCATCCCATGCGTCAGCCTGGAAGCTTCGAGCCCCCTGGTCTACCGTCTTGAAGAGGACAACGCCCCCGTTCGGTAGCTGTGCGACTGCCTCACCTGCTCCGTGCCTGTTCTTCCAGTATGTACCCACCGGAAGGAACTGCTCGACCTTGGGACGCTGGACTCTGATCGATTCGTTTGACGTCAGCGAGATGCAGCACACTCGGCCCGGCCTCTTGTAGATCGCGTCTTCTGGGATGCCGTTGTCCCTCATCCACTTAGCGACGCCAGGATTCCCACGCCCCAGAGCGATGGCCGCCGCTATCATTGCCCCCGCTTCGGACTTGCCTGAGCGGTTGCCACCCACGAGCAGACCCACCTTGACCCGCCGATCCATCAGCGCCTGGACCGAGCGCTTCTGTGATGTGCGGGGGCTCGGCCTGTCCCAGAGTGCGCGAAAAGCTAGCGGATATAGGTCCAGAAGGCGCTGGAGCTTGATCGCGGCCTCATACCCCTCGGCTATCAGCTCGGAGCGCTCAGGAGCCACCAGAGCCCCCGAAGGGTAGATCCCAGCGGATGCCGGGCTGACGTGGCTGGGATCGTGCCCATCTCACGAGTGGATCCCACTTGTCGATCCACGCCTCAGCGTCTGCTCTGTCTTGCTCATGCTTGCCCGCTGATAGCTGCCTCGTGACGTGGGGCGCGGCCTCTATCAGCGCTGCGAGTAGCTGGTCAGTCTTCTCCATCTCTACCAGCCTTGAGCGCCTCGGCCACCTCTGCGACCTTGGCGATCAAGTCCTCAGCACCTTCGAGGCTGTCATCAGACGCGCCGACCTTGACCTCTTGCCTCTGGCTGTACCCGTAGC